CAAAGCATTGTAAAAATTACTACAATGTTTACTCCAGGCTGCAAACTTTGAGTTAAGCAAATCGTTTACTATTTCAAAGTCTACATCTTTTACTATTACTTCTTTTTCAACTATCATAGTTTTATCCTTTGTTTAGAGTCAGTAAGAAACTAAATCTGACTTGTTCCGTTACTATGTAATTAGTAACGGTCTCTATTACCTTCGCTTATTAACCGAGTCTGGGGCAATGCTCGTGCATTTTTTTATTTAAATGGGCTGTACGAATTACAACGTAACTTTGCTATCCCAT